TTTATATAACCGATTAGTCCAGCATAAATTTGTTTTGTTTTTAAATTTAATAATCGAATCTTACCATCCCAGTAACGATTACGAAACGCAGGACTGAACTGATAACCAGGAGTCGAAAACGTAAAGAACTCAGACATCTCCTGTAGAATAGCATCTTCGGCATGAATCTGTGTGTAGATGTTATTAACATATTCAACCTTAACATCACACATCAACGAGCACTCAGACGCAGCTTTTCCCAGTCTATAAATGCACGAAGTTGATATGTTCTTGCACTTAGTTCTCTCATGACATTCTCACAATATTTTGCAGTTTCTTCATGAAGAATTTTTTTGTGTTTAAGTTTATTTAGATCATCATCGCTGTCGATATACACACCAATATCTGTTTTCAGAATAAATCCAAATGGTTCCCAGCCAAGTTTATTCAACTGTTCTTTATCAAGTTTACCAGTGTAGTATTCCCATTTGAGTTTTTTAACCTTGTCATATTCAAGAGCATATTTGCGTGCTAACAATGTATGCAATGACAAGTATTTGTTATATTTATTGTGTAAAAGGGGAATGCGAAGAAGTTCTTTTCCTGCTTCTGTGGAGTCAACATTACTGTCCTTTTCCCATTGACGCATTATTTCCTCAAGAAATGGTGTTTCCATAATTTAGTTTCCATAATTTAAAAGCAAAGTTGTAAAAACAAATAATATACTATAACTCATAATACAAAGCAAATATTCAATAGTTTGACTATTTGATGTGCAATCGATATAATAGATTATGTCCGGCTTTAAATTAAATTCTATATTCTTTCATAATTAAAATATGAGAATCTGAACGTAGCGTCTGCAGTGACAATATTTTCAGCACTGTCACTAGAAGAAAACGACAATGATCCAACTGTTGTCGGAAATACATCGACCATTTTTACTCTAAAATTTGGATTGTTTTTATTTGTATAAATCGAGAGTGTTGCATCAGTATAAACTGGTGGACGAACATATGCAGTGCGAATATTTGCTGCAGGATTAGTGCGTGCAAGATTTACATATTCATCAAATTCTGTGGGAAATGTTGCACCACGAATCCAATCATGAAGTTCCGTCCATGCGCGCAAGTCTTCATCAACTAGAAATGTAATGTTAAATGTGTCATAAATTGCCTTTTCTCCTGGTATATACAATTCTACAAATGGAGTTGGCATAGGAATTTCTGTGAGCGAGATTCCTGGAAGATTTGCACTATTGCAAAAATATGTTAATCCTGGCAATCTTGAAAATGTGACATGAAACTTTGTGCTTTGTAACAAGTCGGTATTTATCGGATTTCGATTTAATGCTGTCATTTAAATTCCTCAAAGAACAGATATATTTAGTGAATAAAAAAGGGGGAGCGATTAATCGCTCCCCCAACATCACTTTGCCCTATTTTTATAGTTAAATTAACAAATTAACAAATTATCATTGATTGATATTCAATACTGCAAACTTGCGATAGTAGACATTTGTATCTGTCGTTAGCGCACCTGATAGTGAAGTATTTGTACCACCAGCGAATGGATTTGAGACCATGCCGTAGCGTGTCTTAAATCCAACCTTTGGTTGATAATTATCAGGATCGATAGCACGAACCATCTGAAGTGGAACGTATGGGCAGTAGAACAAGCCAGCGTCATATGGTGATGAGCCTTTATATCCAACCACGACATAGTCTGATCCAGCAACAGAGTATGGATCAATATAGACCTTAATGCGTCCGAATAGCGTACCTGCGAAGGTATTGCCTGTATCGTCAACAGTTAGGTTTGTTTGACCAACTAGTGCTGAGTTGTAGTCGAGAAGACCAGTCATTGCAAGAGCTGATGCAACATCGGTTGAGACAATAACGAGATTGCCTTTACCACGACGTGTATCCTTGGCAATCTTATTGCTTGCGCGTTCGACTGCGAATAGGAGGCTCTTGTATTTTTCAACCTGCCATCGACCGCTTGTGTCAGCTGTAGAGGATAGGTTGAATCCTGCTGTTGCAGCACCGAGAATACCAACATTCGCTGTTGCATAAACTGTGCGAACAACTTCACGATTGATTTCTGCAAGAATTTCAGTTGACAAAATATTTGTCAACTCTGTTTCTGCGTCGAGACCGTGAATTGCCTTAAGGTCTTGTGCAAGTTCCATTGTGTAAGATGCTTGTAGACCACGTGTCTTAGCAGTGACAGATACGCGCTCGATTGAGAACGCCATATTTGCCATGTTAAGTGTTTCAGCAGTTGCCGTGACTATACCTGTACCAGTATTCGCCATTGTCATTGCTGCAACATTTTGACTAAGTGATACGATTGCGTTCGCAACTGTACCGTTTCCGTTTGTTCCTGCGAACACGGTGTTGGCTTCGCCATAGAGTGCTTCATCACCGTTTGGTGCTGAGTAGCGTGAGCGCATTGCGAAGATAAGCCCTGTCGGACCTGTCATTGGCTGCACGCCGCAAACATCATAAGCCATTAGGTTTGGAAGTGCGCGACGAACTAATCCGATTAGGATTGGATCGAAGCCTTGTATGTTGCCAGATGATGGTGATGTTGGAGCAACATTTACTGGTGTTGCTTCGAACAAACGACCAAAATTAGCAGCTTCTTCGCGTAGGGCGCGTTCTTGGTTCTCGAGAACTAGAGCAGTAACAGCGCGTTTATATGGATCGCTGATTTTTGGGAGTTCTGGGTGATCAAGAACTGGAGCCCACTTTTTTGCATGTGTTTCGTTAAGATACATGATAGATTTCTCCGTTCTAAATTATCACTTTGGTAGTGACTTTGAAATTGCCTTAACATATTGTGACATAATACCAGTTGTTTCTACTTCTGGTGTTTCTTCAGAAACAATTGTTTCTCGTACAGCCGTAACCTCACTTTTCACTTTTGTGGCTGGGAAGTAGTTCTCGCGAATTACTGCGAGCTTATTATTAAACTCACCCTCTGTGGTGAACTCCACGCTCTCTGCGAGCGATTTCATTTTGCCGACTTGTACCTCGGTTAAACCTTCACAAATCTTGCGAATTGATTCGTTTTTCTTGGCTTCGTTGAGATTTTTTGATAGAATAACCATCTGCTCTTCACGAGCAGTTGCAGCTTCTTCTAACTCAACAATCTTTTCAGCAAGCGATTCAGCAACTGCGAGCTTCTCTTCTGGAAGATCGATGTAGTGTTCTGCGAAAAGATTCTTTAGACCATTAATGAAGTCTTCAGTTAACTCTGAGCGTAATCCTGATTCAATCGCTACTGCGTTATTTTCCATCCATTGCTCAACAACATAGTTGAGATACTCATCAACTTGTTCTACAAGTTCTGATTTAATTGTATCGATTTCTTCAACAAGAATCTTATCGTTCTCTGTCATCATATCCTCGAGGATAGCATCAACACGTGAGTTAACTGCTGCTTCGAAGATTGTTGTTGCTTTTGTTTTAAATTCTTCTGAAAGAGATTCACCATTGAAGAGAGCTTCGACATCTTCTGCCATTGACTTAGAATGCTTTTTCTTCATGTTGTTCTTATAGGCTTCTTTTATTGCCTTCTCATCTTCTTCGCTATCTTCTTCTTCTTCAAAAACTTCTGTTTCTTCGCCAATATTTGGCTCAACGCTGCCAACAGATGGTTTAGCCATATCTACTGACTTGACTGAGTTCATTTTTTTGTCTCCTTCAGCAGAAACCTGACCTGGCTTTGGTGCTTCCTTAACAGCAGCAGCAGCATTCTTACCGACTTCGTCACCAGCTGGATCTGTTTCTGTTGCACCGCCAAGATCTTCCTCTTCGGCTGGTAATTTTTGTGCTGGTTCCTTACTCGCAGATGCAAGTGATGCTTTTAGGATTTCAGCAGCAGATTCTGATAATGTTTTACTCATTGGTTATAACTCCTGAAGAAGTAATATTATTTATAAAATTTAAAGTTTTGACACGAAGTTTGAGAATATCTTCAATGCAACTTCATCTAATTGTTTTTGTCTAGCATTTTTAATTTGATCATAATAACGATTAATGTCAATTTCTTTGACCCTTCCGTTATCCCATACCCATTCTTTACCTTCCATAATGCCTCGAACAAAAGCACCTGGAGCGGATGGATCCGCCACGATATCTGCCGCTGTGGCTAGATAGTAATCGTCTTGTACTACATTTATGCCATCGATCTCTTTTATAGAGCCCATGCCACGTGATGATACACCAAGAGTTGCACCGCCTTCCATTAGAGACTTGGCGATCTTACCCATTGGTGTTTCAAGAATTTTCGCCTTACCAATCCATTGATTTCCCTCTTGTTTTAAATTGGTAATAAGATGCGATACGCGATCTAGATTAATTGTTGGCGAATCTGGATGTCCTAATTCACCAAATGCACGATTCTTTGTAACGTATTCTTCGTTGTAACGATTAACTTCTTTTGCTAAAGTTTCTGTTCGATACATACGCCCATTTTTATTTTTGGCTTCAGCCACTAAAAATGGACCTTGAATGAAGAGTGTCTTCACACCGTTTTTTTCTTCGGCAATGAACTTTACTTCTTCAATTGCTTCGATAATTAGTTTCATTTATTTTAACCCCAATGACTGTCTACGACGCATAGATCTTTTTCTTTTAATTAATGCGCGAGCAGCTTTTGCTTTGCGTTTAATTTTTGCTTTTCGTTGTGAAATGCGACGCTTGAGTCTTTCAGCAGACGTCATGCGAACAACCTTTCCACCACGAATTGTATAACCTTTTACTGCAGAAAACTTCTTTCTTCGTTGTACAGTTGGCTTACCCTTCACAGTTCTTACACGAGC